ATTGAAGAAATCAGTCCCATGGTCCTTGTTTCGTGGCACGACGCCAAAGACGGAGAAACAGGTTGGCATAGCCTAGAGGATATAAAAAAAGAAAGACTAGCCATTTGCCATTCAATAGGTTGGATGGTATACAAAGACAAAGAAAGAACTGTGATCATGTCAGATTATTCAGAGTTCGATGAAGAAAAAGAGGGCGGACGACACATCGTCATTCCGTCAGGTTGGGTAAAATCAATTGCCTTTTTAGATGTAAAAAGATTGGAGAGAAATTAAAATGGATATGCAAAGACTATTAAAATCAGTGCGGGACCACGAAGGCTACCGCAACAAAGTGTATCTCGACACATTGGGAAAAAGAACCGTGGGCGTCGGGCACCTTTGCGTCGAAGATTTTTGGGAAGATGATAAAGAATACGACGAAAAATTTTTAATGGAAATATTAGAAAAGGATTTAGAGAACGCAATATCAGGAGCAGAAGAGCTATTAAAAGGTTGTAATTTACCTTCTTTAGCTAATGAAATTGTAGTGGAAATGGTTTTTCAATTAGGAAAAACAGGAGTCTCTAAGTTTCATAATTTTTTAGCTGCTCTAAGAGATGATCCACCTCAATGGTTGACAGCAAGTGAAGAAATGCTCGATTCGCGTTGGGCTAAACAGACCCCGAACAGAGCAAAGAAAATGTCAGAGCTTATGGCAAGTCTTGCGTAATGGAAGAAGAAGTCATACCAGAGGTCTGTCCTATCTGTGAATTTGACTTGGAGGATTGCGATTGTTTCACATACTAATAATTATATTCTTACTACTTATCACGATTTTATTAGGTTTTTTATGTATTATGATCTATGCGATCGGCGATCAGTTGCACGAGAGCCGAGATCCCAATAATAAAAGAGATTGATTTTTTATCTCCGATTAGTGTAGAATAGGAAGTTTACACACTAAATTAAGGAGATTATTATGAACATTGAAGAAATGAAAAACGTCATCGTCTATTTAACAGACAAAGTAACAAAATTAGAACAAGAAAACATTGCATTATCCAATCAAAAACTATGTGGTTGCGTTGAAGAAGAAGATATCCCGGTATCTCCTAAAGAAAATATTATAAATTTATTTCCGAACACGAAGGCGTAAACGAATACGGCGACGATTTCTTCTTTTCTTCGAGCCTATTTTACGACGGCCTTTGTGTTTTTTCTTTTTTAGAACGGAGCTCATCTCTATCCTGGTCCCATTGCTGGACTCTCGCTCGCCAATAATCTCTTTCTTTCGCGGTTAAATCTTCCCAGCGAGCTTGTTTAAATCCTTTCTTGTCTGATTTATACCGCAGGTTCTTTGCTCTTTTATCATAAATTACATTTTCCACGGCGGTATCAATCATTCATTTCGATAAATTTTTTTTCGTGCTTTTTCCAAAGACGACGACCCTCTTCTAATGTTATTTCCCAATCAATAACATCAAACTCTTTATGAGAACCGTCGGTGTAATGAACTCGGACGCGGTTTATAACGTCACCAGAATCTGGATTTTTTTCTTGAAATCTAATAACGCCACTAACTATTTTTTTTAGCATCGGGAACGTGTCCCTGTGGGGACATGTTAGTGAAGTACGCAGTGCGCACATCCTTTATCGCATGCTGAAGATCTGCCTTTTCTTTTAATATCTTGTATAACTCTTTAATATGCTCGGCGTGATCGTGTTCTGCACTTGTAATATAACTACAAGTATTAACTAATAAAACCTCTTTTGCCTCTAACTCTGATAAGTCTCCAATCATTTTATTTAAAACTGATACATATAATGCTCTTCTGACATTATCTCTGATCTGTTGATCTGACATCGTGGTCTTCTCCATTCTGTAAATTTGGTTGATTGCTTTCTTGTTCGTGTTCTTTATCTATTAAATAATGTAAATACGAACCCATAGACATATACTTTTTCTGTGCCATGGGCTTTGCCTTATTGTACACATCAATTTTTATAGCTACAGATTTATACTTAGATATATCTGTCATTTCTTTCTCCTAAAATATTTATTATATTTCATATATTAATAGGTATATATGGGAAAATACCTAATAGTCAAGGATATAATTTAAATTCTAAACCAATAACCCACCCGACATTACCCCCGACTTCATAAGCAGGAGCTATAAACCAATTGTCTTTTTTAATTCTAATCATAGGTGCAAGGTCCATTCCACTGTATCCAGTCACCACTCCATACTCAAAAATAGAATGTTTTTTGCCTACATAAGCGCTAATATTACTTTCACTATTATAATAAACACCAGATATGATGCTATTTACTGTGCAACGTGCGTGAGGATGAATAGAGTTATATTGATTGTCTAAACCAACATGCATTGATAAAGCTAATAAAATTGATAAACAATTCAAAAAACTTAAGTATCCTGTTTATATAAAATATCTTCTAAACTAGCGGCTTGGACGCAATTAAATGACATGGTTACATATTCAGTGAGGTCTGTTAAATCTTCTTGAACCCACTGATAATAATCATTACACTCCTCATAGTTAGGGTGAGTTACCTCAGACGCTACTCTTAAACAACTTTGATCTACTCCCATACCTATGCATACCCAACCAATTAAAAAAAATTTTAACATTAATCTCTTTCCATAAATTTAAACTGTACTCCTAACCTTATCTGCTCCTTGGTCCGGTGTCTATTAATTTGTGTCCCTATGCGACCAGTCTTCCTATATGATTTAGTTTTCACGTCGATAAGTTTAATATCTCCTGTATCGGGATGAATGATCACTAAGTCGATAGAACCACTAGCAGAAACGTTTTTAAAGACCATATAACCCTTCTCAAGATACTCTATGGTAGCTTTATACTCATTAACATCTCCAACTATTGCTTTTTTATTTCTCCCCACGACGATCCTATTTCCATGTCTACCTTTAATGGCACTTTAAGTTCAACAGTGTTTTCCATAACTTCTTTTATCTTTTTAGCTTGATCTGATGATTCAATAGAACAATTTAATTCATCATGCACTTGTATGTGAGATACAACGCCTTGTTCATATAAATCAACCATGGCTTTTTTAGTCATGTCAGCACTAGATCCTTGTATTAATCTATTCAAAGCTTTATAAGTCCATGCACGTTTTAAATCACGGCCATATTCTTTCTCTGCTTGCCATAATGGTAGTGGTTTATGTATTCCAAATGCTCGCGGTTCCCATGTATCAAATCTACATTTACGACCTAGTAGCGTTCTTAAAAACCCTACGTTCTCTGCTTTACGAGTTGCTTGCTCCATGAGCTGTTTTACAAATGGAACATTAGCGTGAAACTGTGTAAACAAATCTTCTGTTTCATCTTTATCTAATCCTAATTCACTAGCAAGTTTACCTTTACCCATGCCATACATCATACCTAAATTAATCGTCTTAGCTGTTCTTCTATCTATTCCCGCCATGTCAGCAACTGCCTGGTGAAAGTCGGGATCCTCATGTTTATAAGACTCTATCACTTCATCCGCGCCTTTTAATCCACCACTAGTTAAAGCTGCAAAGTGAACTAATACACGAGGCTCTTGCTGTGAATAGTCAAAGCTACCCCACTCACACTCTTCATTAGGAACAAAAATAGATCTGATCATTGGTCCGATATCTTTGTTTCTAGCAGGTATTTGCTGTAAGTTCGGACTACTATAACTAAATCTACCTGTGACTGTGCCTCCGGTTTCGCCACGCATTTGATGTATGTCAGCGTGTATTCGACCTTTATGCTCATGTGTTAATATTGTGTCGATAAAAGTCGTGCGTGCTTTATTAAACTCTCTTGCTTGCACTATCATTCTTGCTAATGGATGTTTGTGAGTTGTTAAAAAGTTTTTATCAAACTTGGGTTGTCCAGACTTAGGTGTTCTTTCATACCTAATTTTTAATTTATCAAACGCTTTAGCAACGCTAACAGCAGCCCAAACATCAACATCTATCCCTGTATCTTTTTTAATTTGATATAAAATATCTTTTTCTTTTTTATTTAAATCTACTTTAATGTGACTTGCTTTTTGTAAATCAACACATACTCCATTTGTTTTCATATCCAATAAACAAGGAAAGAGCCGTGTTTCGAGATCAAAGATGCTAGACAACTCTTGCTTAATTAATTCTACTTTAAAAAATTGCCATAACCTTAACGTCAAATCAGCATCTTGTTCTGCATAAGGACCCACATACATAGGCGGTAACTTCCACATCTCTGCTTTTGCATCAACGCCCCACTCCTTTGCGGCCTCGTATAATAAAGCCTCTGACTTAGTATCTTTTAGATAATCTTTACCTAACTCGTTTAGCGAGTATCGAAATCTGTTTTCATCTATAAGTGGAGCGGCGATAAGAGTATCAATAATCTTGCCTTTTATTTCTACTCCCCACCAACGAAGCCACCCCACATCATAACTTGCATTATGAAATATTTTATCACAAGGCAATTCCATAATTTTTTTAACTTGTCGTTTAACAATCTTCTCATCAAAATTACCACCGCCCTCATGACGAATAGGAAAATAACCTTTCCAACCATCCACAGCTATTGCTATACCTGCAATGTATCCGTCCCCTCTAGGCCAACCTGGTCCAATAGTTTTAATATTAGGATCACAGGTTTCTAAGTCTATGGCTATCTCTTTTGCCTCTGATAAATCAGGCACCTTTTCAGGTGGCGTCCACTCGCTAGGTGGCTGAAACAAAGGCATTTGAGTCATTAGTCTTCTTTTTCTATTTCAGCAGCTATCGCGGCGTATCCCGCAATATCTATGTACGAGTCTGGTGTTGCTTTATGTTTTATTCTAGCAACCTTCAGTAACAACATACACATAGCTACATCGTGAGCGGAAATATCTTTTCCTAAGTAAGAGCTCCATAAAGCAGCAATATTACAATGCGTAATAGTCTTATCACCATAATCATGTGCTCTAGGCCCCGTTACTAATCTTATTGCCTCTTGTAAGCATTTTTCACTTTGCATCTTCTTTCTCCCTTAGTTGTTGTAAGTCTAGACGTAATTGTTCTAAATCTTTTTTTAAAACTTTCACGGCTTTATCTAAATCATCACGTCGAAGTTTTGTACCCTCTGCTCTGACTTTAGAAATCTGTTTAATAGTTATATCAAGTTGTTTAATAACAACATTTACAAATGACATTAAAATACCTCCGAAAATTCTCTGTCCGATTGCGATCGAACTATGTTTAAAATGTTTCTTGCACGAGTCATACCCACATAAAAAACTCTTCTTTCGGAATCTCTATGTCTCCAATATTCATCGTCTGCTTTACGAGATAGATCAGTCAACAACATGACATTATCTGACTCTCCACCTTTTGATCCATGTATTGTTGATAACTTGATCCGTGGTTCGTGTCTTATGTTCTCACCACGACGTAAAACTGCTCTTACATAAATAGATTTTGACGGCGGTATATTTTTCAAAGCTTTAAACCACGGTAACTCTTTATCTACTTTTAGTCCATAATCTTTTTTCAAAGTTTCATAATTATATAATTTTTCTTTATCTGCTTTCTTCATAGCTTTGTGTTCTGCTTCAATACCCTCTCCTGTCTTAATATAAGCATAACAACTTTTTATCTCTTTTACACCTATTTCTTTACCTTTTCGTAAATCTTCCCATGCCAAAATAGCTTCATGTATTCTTTTATTTATGGAAGTTTTATCTCCACGCTTATAATAATAACCATAAATTTTTAAATCTTCTTCTAATTTATCTAATCTATATCTATCTCTTGCCAGGATAAGCCACTGACCCTCTTTCATTTTTTGCAACTGTTCAATCGGATGTATGTTTACCTCACCGTGATCATCTCTAGACGTCCACTCTTTTTCTACTCGGTCAGTTATTCTTGTAATTAATTTATTTGCATGACGATGAATTAATTTAGATAATCTATAAGATCTATTTAAAACTGTTCTCTCTCCCTCCATATTAATTAAATATTCTGGTCTGGCCCCTGCCCAACGATAAATAGCTTGATCATCATCACCTGCAACATAAACTCTTTTACTATTCTCTATAATCCTTTCTACCATTTTCCATTGCAACCAACTTAAATCTTGTGCTTCGTCTATTATTACAACATCAAACTTAGGTATGGTATCGTAATGTTTTTTGTTAAATTGAACTATTAAATCAGTTAAATCAAATTTGTTTCTATCTGATTTGTACTGACTTAATGCAGTGTCTATGTATTTTAATTTTAACCAACCACCTTCTAAATGTCCCACGCTAGGATCGTGAAAAAAATTTTCTGTTGTTAAACCTCTAACTTTCGCACCGTCTATAACTTTCATAAAAATATCATCGGGAAACCCTGCACCATAAGTTTCCATATTTTTATTAGGATTACTTAAATTAATTTGTAGTTTATCGGATACAACTCTATAATCCTCATCACTCATAATATTTTCTTCTTTTAAATGTAATTCTCTATAAGCTAAACTATGTAACGTTCTAAAATTCATAAAATCTTTTGTACTATAATTTAATTGAGAAATAGCTCTTGATAGAGCTTCATCAGCAGCTTGATTTGTAAATGCCAGATACGCTATTTTATCTGGTGACACTTTATTTTCTCGTAATTCTTTTTCAACAATATGAAGCAAATGTGTGGTTTTTCCTGTTCCTGGTGGTCCAAA